AGCAAAAACCTCGCAGCTGAATGGATGGAAGCCAAAGCGGCAGAGACTGCCGCGATAGAGCGACGCAGGCAGATCGAAGACGAGATGACTGCCAATCCGTCAGACTACCCCGGATACAAGGTGCGGGTGACTGCGCGCGATAACTGGAGGATTGACAGCGAGAAACTGCAGGAAGTGGCCGAAGCCGCAGGGCTGACGCATCACCTGCCGCGCTTGTTTCGCTGGAAGCCGGAAGTCGAAATGCGGCTCTGGAAGGCTTCAGACGAAGCCATCACGCGCCCGCTGCTGGACGCGATTACCATCGCGCCCGGACGGGCGAGCTATTCAATTACGAAGGAGGACTGACCCATGCGCCTAGACACACCATTCAACGCCGACGAATACAAGAGCGAGCGCAGCTATGATCTGATCCCGCCCGGCTGGTACGTCGCGAAGGTGACCGAAGCCACGCTCAAAGAAACAAAGGCCGGAACCGGACAAAGGCTCGCGGTGCGGCACGATATTATCGGCCCGACGCAGCAGGGCCGGGTGGCGTTCTCGAACTTTAACATGTCCAACCCGAATGCCCAGGCCGAAAAGATCGGTCGGGAGCAACTTAGCGAGCTTATGCGCGCGATTGGTTTGCCGAAATTGCACGACACGGACGAACTGATTGGCGGTATCTGCCAGATTAAGATTGACGTTCAGAAGGGCGATGATCGATACCCTGACCGAAACGAAGTCAAGGCCTGGAAGGTGTCCAGCGATGCGATCAAAGGGCCGCCTGTTCCACCGGTAGCGACTGCGTCTAGCATCGGCCAGCGCGCCGCGCCACCGTGGGCAAAGAAATGAGCCCGCTCCCGCCGTCACGGCATGATCTTGTCCACCTGATCGACAATGCCCATGCTGCGGCGGCGGGGCTTCCCCGCCCGCACCTTGGGGCATCGATGCTCGGACACCCGTGCGACCGCTGGCTATGGCTGTCGTTTCGGTGGGCCGTGAGAGAGCACCACGAAGGCCGCATGCTGCGCCTGTTCCGGCGCGGCCAGCGCGAGGAGGAAACGGTCATCGCTGATCTGCGCCTCGCTGGCGTGCGGGTCAGCGGCGAGCAAAGCCGGGTAGACTTTGGCGCGCATGTCTCAGGATCCATCGACGGCATTGCCGAAGGCGTTCCGGAGGCGCCGAAGACGCCGCATTTGCTGGAAATCAAGACCCACAATGCGCGGTCCTTCAATGAGCTGGAGAAGGACGGAGTGCAGAAAGCCAAACCTCAGCATTGGGTGCAGATGCAGGTCTACATGGTCGGCATGGGCTTGACGCGCGCCCTTTACGTCGCGGTCTGCAAAGACGACGATCGGCTCTACATCGAGCGCGTGCACGTCGACAGCGCCGCAGCCGAAGCCGCCGTGCAACGCGGCTGGCGCATTACTCAGGCCGATCGCATGCCTGAACCGGTCGCGGGCGCAAGCCCTGCCTGGTACCAATGCAAGATGTGTCCGGCTAAGCTTTTCTGCCACGACACCAAGCTAACCCAGGAGGTCAACTGCCGCACCTGCGCGCACTACACGGCGCGTGAGAACTCCACCAGCCACTGCGCGGCATGGGACAGCGAGATACCGCTAGACGCCCAGCGCGAGGGATGCCCGCGCCATGTCCTGCATCCTGACCTTGTGCCGTGGCCCATGCGTGACAGCCCGAACGGCTTGTCTGGCGTGTACGTGATTGACGGCATCGCGACGACGAACGGCGAAGGCGGCGTGCCGTCTACCGCGCTGGTCCTTTATGGAGCGCCCTTCTGATGCTACGCGACTACCAACAGCGCGCCATTGATATGCTGGCGGCGTACTTCGATCAGCCAAACGCAGGCGACCCGTGCCTTGTGTTGCCGACCGGATCGGGCAAAAGCCACGTCATTGCGGAATGGTGTAAGTGGATCGTCTCAACGTGGCCTGACCAGCGCATCCTCATGCTGACGCACGTCAAGGAGCTGATCGAACAGAACGCCGCCAAGATGCGCCAGCATTGGCCAGATGCGCCGCTCGGCATCTATAGCGCCGGCCTTCGCCAGCGCCAGGCGGGCCAGCCGATCACTTTCGCCGGCATTCAGTCGGTCGCGCGAAAGCCGGAAATGCTTGGCATTGTCGATCTCGTGATCGTCGACGAGGCGCACCGGATCAGCCATACCGAAGAAGGCGGTTATCGCAAGCTGATTGACTATCTGCGCGCGCTGAACCCCGCTATGCGCGTCATTGGCCTGACGGCGACGCCGTACAGGCTGGGGCATGGCTACATTACAGACAAGCCTGCGCTCTTCTCAGACCTGATTGAGCCGATTGGCGTAATAGACCTTGTGCGCCAGGGCTACCTTTCGCCGTTGCGCTCTCTGGCGACGGCGGTCAAGTATGATCTGAGCAACGTTAAGAAACGCGGCGGCGAATATGTCGAGGCCGACCTGAACGAAGCGCTTAACCGGACTGAGCTAAACGAGTCGGTGGCGGAAGAAATTCTGCAGCACGCAGGCGACCGCCGATCGTGGCTGGTTTTCTGCGTGGGCGTTGATCACGCCTACGCAATGGCCGGAAGCCTTCGCGCTCTCGGCGTCAGCGCCGGAACTATCGTCGGTGAAACGCCAGCCGAAGAGCGGGCGGAACTAATCCGCGCTTTCCGCGCTGGCGAGATTACCGCACTGACGAACGCCAACGTGCTGACGACTGGCTTCGACGCGCCGAATGTCGACCTCATCGCCGCGTGTCGACCGACCATGTCAACGTCGCTCTACGTCCAGATGCTCGGGCGCGGAACGCGGTTAAAGGAACACATTAAGGACTGTCTTGTTCTCGATTTTGCGGGCCTGACGTACACGCACGGTTTCTTCGACAAGCCGGAAGTGAAGAAACCTAAAGGCGGTACCGGCGAAGCGCCGGTGAAGGTCTGCCCTGCGTGCAACACGTTGTGTTACACGGCGGTGAGGGAATGCCCGCAGTGCGGTTATAAATTTCCGCCGCCAAAGCCGCCGAAGCTGGAGCGCCACGACGGCGCGATCATGTCGGACGAGATGGACCCGCAGGAAATGCAGGTGCGCGCGTGGCGATGGGACGTGCATACCAGCGCCAGCGGTCAGCCGATGTTGCGGGTGCGGTATTACCCGATCGGGTTGATGGACGAAGTGCCGATTGAGTATTTCACGATCTGGCACGGCGGCGCAGCGACCTACAGGGCGACCGAAAACCTGCGCCAGATCACCAACGCATTAAGGATATCAATGGATGGCCTCCAGCAGAACGACATCAGCATCCTTGAGTACGCGCCGCCGCCGCGCTCGATCACCTACCGGCGCGAGGGCAAGTTCTACCGGATCGTCTCGCGGGCGTTCTGAACACGTCGAACAGCGCGAGTTCGTGAGCTGGTTCCGCCAGACTTACCGGCCCGTGCGGATCTTCGCAGTCCCGAACGGCGAAGCGCGCAGCCGCACGGCAGGAGCAAGGCTCAAGGCGGAAGGTGTCTCTGCCGGCGTGCCTGACCTCTTCATTCCCGCCTGGCTGATCTGGATTGAGATGAAGCGCGCTGACGGCGGCGTGACCAGCGAACTGCAGGCAGATTGGCACGCGTACCTACGCAGCCTTGGCCACATCGTCATCGTCGCGCACGGATTGACAGCCGCACAAGAGGCCATTAAATCGATCATGGGAGAACGCTGAAATGATCACTTACCCCATATTCACCATCGACGCCGAAGCGGTCGCCATTGGCGGCAGCAAGGCCGCCAGCGTGCTTGAACGCATTGGCAAGACAGACCTTGCCACGCTGACGACAGACGAATGGGGAGAGTTCTGCGGTACCCTCGTGCTTGGCGCGGTGGACGCCGCAGTAATTGGATTGGTGACGAGGATGGAGAGAGAACCGTGAAGATCCGCGCCATTCAAACAGCATACGATAAAAGGCTTTTTCGCTCGCGTGCAGAAGCGCGATGGGCTGTGTTTTTCAAATGCTTGGAAATTCAATACGAATACGAACCAGAAGGCATTGAAATGAATGGGGTGAGATATCTTCCAGACTTTAAATTGTCTGTAAAGCACCATGGAAAATATGAACCTTTGTGGGTAGAAATCAAACCAGCTGAATGGAACGATGACGATAAGCTTGGAAAGCTTGCTGAATATCTGCCCTCAAGTCACAGGCTTACAAAGCTTCCGTCTCTAGAAGCATATCTCAACATAGTAGAAAACACTGGCATTGCTGGTGAAATAGAATGCTTGTGGGGCAAAGGAGATAATGACGATATTGGAGCAGATTACGGGTATATGTTTTGTGTCTGCCCAGACTGTGAAACTGCTGGTTTTGAGTTTAACGGCAGGGCCGCGCGATTAAAATGCTGCGCCCAAATTTCGAATGCCAAAGGCCATGAAGATAAAAACTATCAGTATGATCACCCCATCATAATGAACGCAATTCAGCATGCGCTTTCCGAAAGGTTTGGGACATGACCCTCAAC